AATTTCAGGAGAGAATAACAAAGCAGTAACTTACGAACTTTCAGCTCCTTATGATCTGGCGGGAATAACTTTGCCAAATCGTAAAGTTATTGGCAAATATTGCTCTTGGCAATATCAAGGATATAGTCTAAGTCAAAAAGGTGGGTGTATTTGGAATAAGGACAGTCTTGTGTCTTATGCTGACGGTTCTGGAGGAATAAATACTCATAAAGCCTACTTTACAGAAGATGATAAGCCTATAGTACCTTCTGGAAGTACAATGACTGGTTGGACTTCTGGAGAGTATGAAACTTATGTAACTTATAGTGCTGCAACTTCTTACTCTGTAGGTGACTTTGTAGAATATAATGATGGTACTCAAACAACCGTATGGAAATGTATAATTGCAGGTAGCGGGAATACTCCTGGAGTTAATTCAATTTATTGGGAGAAGGGAGATATTTGCGGTAAAAAATTATCTTCTTGCAAATGTAGATTTCAGTTTAAGCCTCAGACTCCTGTGAGTTCTAATTCAGATCCTTCAACAGATAAAAATACCAGTAAAGTATTGCCTTTTGGAGCATTTATAGGCAGCATGAAGTTTAGATGATTGATGAAATTCAGAAGCACTTTGAAGAGAGCTATCCTCGAGAAGCTTGCGGTATAATTGCAATTATAAAAGGAAAAAAGAAGTATTTTCCTTGTGAAAATTTAGCAAAAGAAACCGAAGATTTTATTCTTAGTCCTGTAGACTATATTTCAGTAAAGAGACAGGCGGATATATTTGCTATTGTCCATAATCATATAAATTGGACAAATGAAGCAAGTGAAAACGACATAAAGTACTGTAATTCTTTAGGAATACCCTACTACATTTTTAGCTATCCAGAAATGGAACTAAATATTTTAGAGCCTAAAGTACAAGTAAATTCTCTAACAGGACGAGAGTATGAGTTTGGTAAATTCGATTGTCTAGAAGCGTGTAGGGATTATTACAAAGAAGTACTTAGTTTAGAATTGCCGAAAAGACTTCCCTATGTTGATGATTGGTGGGAATACGGACATAACTATTTTACTGATAAACACATAAAGGAATGGGGCTTTAAGAAAGTAGACGATTTAAAAGAAAATGATTTATTAATATTTACAATGGGAGCGAGTGTCCCTAATCATTGCGGAGTTTATGTAGGTAATGATGTGTTTTTTCATCATGCTGTAAACAGGTTATCCTGTAAAGAAAATTTATATCCTTTATGGAAAAAGTATTTGACTGGAATATATCGATATGAAACGTAGCATTTATCTTGAGGGCGAATTAGCCTTAAAATTTGGGCCTCAGCACTATTTCTATGGAGATAGCGTAAAGGATGCCTTGCGTCTGCTTAATGCAAACAATCCCGAATTAAGAAAATATCTTATAGATGCTGCGGAAAATGATATTGGGTTTCATATTCAAGTAGGTGCTAATGAAATCGAGTATGCAGAAGAGTGTTTGCTTCCTTTACGAGAGGGAGATATAGTAATTACTCCAATTCCTGCAGGCTCAAAGTCTGGAGGAGCAAAAGTATTAACAGCAGCATTAATTGCAGCAGTTTTATTTATTCCTACCGGTGGAGCAAGTCTTTTTGCTGCTGCCTCAGCTAGCCCCGGGCTAGCTGCCTTCGCAGCAAATGCTGCTGTTGGAATTGCCACAAATTTGGCAATGTCAGGAATACACCAATTAATGGCTCCCGACCCTGCCGTAGACTCCCAGGATGAAGGCTATTTATTTAATGGATCTTCGCAGAATATTGTGGAAGGAATGCCTATTCCTCTTCTTTACGGAGAGTTACGAGTTCCAGGATATCCTGTTTCTTTTGAAGTAATACAAGGCTCCAAGAGAGTAACTTCTTCTGATCAAATTATTGATTTTAACGGAAATGTTATAAGCTATAATGTTGAAGATATTGACTATTCTGACGATGAAGGAAGAAATTATACTGGAACTGTAAAGCTTGATGGCCCAATGTCTGGAGGAGCTTCTGCTAAAAATACTCAGGATATTTTATTCACAGATATTATTTCCGAAGGCCCTATATACGGTCTTGTAGATGGAGGTAAGTCTGTATTTTTGAATGATGACCCTGGACAAGTAACTGCACAGAGCGCACTTAGAATTGCAGACACTCCTGTAGAATTTGACTTTACAAACGGAAGCACAAATGTAATTATTGATAAAAATGGATACTCTAAGAGCATTGCCGCAGATGTAACACAAGGCACAAAATTTATCGTAGTACGAAACTATGCGAGCCAAAGCGGTTCGGCGGCTATAGGCACCTCCTCAGTTGCAAGTAAGTCTGTTACTGTTACTGCAAATAGTGCTTTGTTTAGCTCCACCTTTGTCTATGACCCGGCGAATTTTACAGCTGCCGTAATTATTCGACTTCTTGACTCTAATTCTGTAACTGTATTTGAAGGTTATGTAGACTCTTATACTTCTTCCACTGTTGTAACTTGTATTCCTTTACACGGAGCAGACTTAAGCCCTCTTTTAGCAGATGGAAACTATACTATTGTAGTGGATGGAAAACTTCAAGTAGCCTCAGTAGCTACAGATGAAACTAGTCTAACACTTTCTGCGAATTTTCCTGGAACCACGGGAAGTTATAAGTGCGACTTCGCGAGTACAAATTACTCCGTTGTTTCTCTTGAGGATAGAATGGCGAACGGCTCTAAGTATAGCAGTTTTGATGTTCAGTTTAGGACAGGTAATCTAATACAGCCAGCTTTTTCAGATGTTTCAGGAACCGGTGTAGGTTCTATAGCTATTGGGCCTGGAGGTTCTTTCTCTCCCTTTAGTCCAGTATTATATGATGATCCAGCAGAAACAGATAATCCGACTGTAGAATATACAGGAACTTCTGCTTCTGGCTTTGGCCTTACCGCAGCTCAAGTAGAAGAAGTAGATGAACTTCGCATAACTTTTACATATCCACAATTATGGAATCGCAGTGAAAACGGGACTCAAACTCCTGCGACAGTTAGATATAATGCGTCCATTGCATTAGAGAAGAATGGAACTTTTGGAGGCTATCAAAATCTCAGCACAAATTGGGAGCATGTAGACAAGAGAAATGCTCCTGCTATTTTTGAAGAAATTATTGATCTGCGTAAGTATCAACCTTTTACAGATTTTAAAATAAAGATTACTCGAACTACCTTTAATGATCTAGCATATAATGAAGGAACAGACACACCTAACTCTAATTATACCACTCAATCAGAAGGGTCTATTACTTCTTTGAATAGTATAATTAAAGAAAATCTTTCCTATCCTCTTACAGCTATGGCAAAAGTAAGAGTTAATTCCAAAGATTTTCAAACTACTCCTACTCGAACCTACTTATGTAAAGGATTGAAAGTAAAAGTTCCTTCAAATTATATAACTCGTGAAGAAGGTGCAAATGGTGTAGCAACTTATAATCGAAATGTAAGTACTGGAGCTATTGAGACTTCTTATCAAGATTGGGATGGCAATTTTAGAGTAGAAAAAGTTTATACGAATAACCCTGCTTGGATATTTTACGATATTCTTACAAATAATCGATATGGTCTCGGGGATTGGCTAAATGAAACTGAAATAGATAAATATGCCCTTTATCGTATTGCGCGATACTGTGACGAGTTAGTTGACGATGGTAATGGTGGCACAGAGCCTCGATTTACTTGTAATGTATACTTTAGTCAAGCCTCTGATGCTTATAAAGTGGTTAAAGATTTGGCTACTGTATTTAGAAGTATGATATACTGGCTTGACGGTGAAATTTATACTATTGTTGATCAGCCCTCTGACCCAGTATATAACTTTGCAAAATCAAATGTTATTGATGGTGTTTTTGCATACGAAACTACAGGAAGTAAAACAAGAGCAAACCAAGTAGTTGTAACTTGGACAAACCCAGATGCAAATTATAAACAAGAAAATTTAATCGTAGAAGATCGTCAGAATATAGTTAAAACTGGTAGAATTATATCAGAAGAAGCGGTTGCATTTGGAGCCACTAGTGAGGGGCAGGCTCTGCGGTATGGTCGTTGGAAGCTATGGACTGCTGTTAATCAAACAGAAATTGTTAGTTTTAAGACTGCTATAAATGCAGCGTTCTTAGCGCCTGGCGATATAATTAATGTACAAGATTCAGATCGCTATCCTGGAAATGCAAAATATAGTGGTCGTATAAGTAATACTGGAACTAGAAACACTACAACTATTCCATTAGATCGTGAAATTACTTTAAATTTTGGCTCTACTTACGAACTCAGTGTCTTATTTACAGATACTGTGGCTACACTCGCTCAAGATTCTGCAACTATTGGTTCAGTCTCTTATTCTAGAGGAGATGTTATTGACTCTAGTACTATTGATACTGAAATAGAAGGAAGCAATATTCTTGATGATAGTGGAAATTATGTAGATGTTACTTGGAAGCCTTATACAAATGTAGAGACTCAAACAGTTTCTACTTCTTCTGGTTCTGGAATATCCTCGCTGACTGTAGATACTGCTTTTTCTACTACTCCTGGAGTTGAAACAGTCTGGGTATTACAAGAACTTGTAAGCGGAGTAGAAGCTTTAGGCTCTAAAAAGCAGTATAAGATTTTAAGTATTACAGAAGATTCTAAAAATGAATACAGTATTACAG